TGAGCAACGCGATTTTATACGTCTCAAGCGGCGGCAAATGCTACGATGTCACCGTGGGGTCGGGCGGACGGGTCAATCACGGCGTATGGGGGCATGATTCGGAAACGGTGGTGACCGGCTCGAACCAGTTCGGGAGTTTCTATCTTTCCAACGGCACGGCCTGCAATTATGTGCTTGCCGGGGGGATGGATCAGCAGCTTTACTATTATGCTTCGGCACTAAGCACGGTCATGTCAAGCGGCGGATCGCAGTTCGTTTCGTTCGGCGCGGCGGCACAGTACAACACGATTTTCAGCAACGCCTACCAGCGGATTTTTTCCAGCGGACGAGCATTGGACACCGTGGTCAACAGCTACGGCAGTCAGTTCGCGGACTTCTACGGCACAGCGATCCGCACTACGGTTCGCAGTTCCGGCTGGCTTTACGTCACCAATTTCGGACGGGCGATCAGCACCACCATTGAACAGGGCGGCTCGTGTTACTGCTCCTACGGCGGACAGATGACTTCGACGCTCATATCCGGCTGGCAGATGTTTTCCAATGGGTGCGGCGGAACGCATGTGACGGTGGCGAATACGAGCGCATGGTGTTATCTGCGCTACGCCTGTTCCGGGCGTGATTTCAACGTTTCATCGGGCGGCAGTCTCCATATTTTGCAGAACTGCGAAGTGGACGGCGTCAACGTTTCGGACGGCGGACGGCTGGAAGTTTATTCCATGTGCCAGCTCTCCAATGTGAGCATCGGAAGTTGTTCGGTGAATATGGGAAACTACTGCGGCTTCACCAGTACCACCCTCGGCGGCGGGGCGCGGATGTGGGGATCGAACTTCTGCGACTGGCAGGGATTTACCCTCGGCGACAGCGCGTATGCCAGCATTTACTACACCTGCGGCATGACGGATGTTGCGGTAGGAACGAGTGCATACCTCTACATCTCGCAGAACTGTTCGGCGGTGAATCTCAACATCGCCGACGGCGGCACGGCGTGGATTTGCAATTCCTGCAACATTGCCAATGTGACGCTGGGCTTGGGCGCGTCTTTGACGGCCTCCTATTTCACCGATTTGGAAAACGTTCAGCTTTCCAGCGGCGCGGTGATGTGGATGCATTCAAGCCAATGTCATGCGACGAATGTGACGGTCTCCGAGGGCGGCAGTTTTTATCTCTCACGATACAATTACGCAACCAGCGTCACGGTCGATTCCGGCGGCATGTTCTATGTGGCAAGCGGAGCTTCGGCTTTTGCGGTAACCAGTTCTGCCGGAGCAAATATCACAGTCGAAACAGGAGGATATATCGAATATGTCTGATTTCAGTATTAAATGCGAACCGGTGGCGGATACGCCGCTCCCGGTTCAATCCGGGCCGCCGAAAGAGCCGACCTTTATTTTGCCGCCGGAAACGCCGACACTGGAAGCGGTGGAAGGCATCCGCTTTGATTTCAACAACGGGCTTCGGATAAAATTCCCTAACAAGGGCGAATACCGCTGCGTTTTCAAGGATTTGGACACGGACTGTCTCTTGTATTCCATGGACGTGAAACCGGGATGTACGGTCGAATCGGTGAAGAAGTTTTACATCCGTTTCCGTCTGGAAATCTACCGGAAATGCGAACTGGAAAAACCGATTTTTACCCATGATCTTGACCTCTCCGGCAAAGAGGTTTTGATCCAGTTGCCAGTCGGTGCGCTGGGTGACACCATTGCCTGGTTTTCTTTCGTGGAACGGTTCCAGAAGAAGCACAGATGCAAACTGTTCTGCTCCATGGAGCCGCGTCTTGCGGAAATCTTCAAGGCGCAGTATCCCGATATTGAGTTTTGCACGAAAGAGGATGCGGCAAAATTAACGCCATATGCCACCTACAATCTCGGACTGTTTTTCGGAGGCGACACAAACTGCCAGCCATTCGACTTCCGGCAGGTCGGCTTGCATCGGACGGCGGGACATATCCTCGGCCTTGACGACCTTTCCGACGAACCGCCCCGTGTCGATCTGACCGCCGAGCGGAGAATCAAAGAAAAGTATGTCGTAATCGCGGCACAGGCGTCGAGCCAGTGCAAATACTGGAACAACCCTTCCGGCTGGCGTGAAGTAGTGGCCTACCTGAAATCGCAGGGCTATCGCGTCCTCTGCGTCGACCGCATGGCCGAATACGGTACGGACTACACGTGGAACCACATTCCCTACGGCGCGGAGGATTTCACCGGCGACCGACCTTTGCAGGAACGGATCGATCTCATCAAGGACGCCGACATGTTCCTCGGCCTCTCGTCCGGACTTTCCTGGCTGGCATGGTGCTGCCGGGTTCCGGTGATCCTGCTTTCGGGCTTTACCGATCCGGTGAACGAGTTCGAAACGCCGTACCGCGTCCAGAACGCGACCGTCTGCCACGGCTGCTGGAACGACACGCGCTGCGACTTCAACCACTTCGATTTCCTGTGGTGTCCCCGAAAAAAGGAGGCTCGCGACAAATTCGAATGTACCAAGTCGATCACGCCCAAGATGATGATCGATCAAATCAAGAAACTTCAACCTCAAAAAGCGGGAGAATTATGAACGCAACCTTTGTCCAGCGTGGCGAGGCGGTGGATTTCACTTCGTCGCGCAATCTGGAAGCCGGGGAGATCCTCCGGTTCGGGGCGCTGCTCGGCGTCGTCAAAACCACCGTGAGAGCCGGAGAGCTTGGCGCGCTGCATCTCGGCGGGATCTACGATGTCGAGAAATCGGCCGGGGCAATCGCCGCCGGAAGCAGGGTCTTCTGGAATGAACCGGAAAAACAGGCAACCGCCGACAGTCCCGGCAACTTTTTCCTCGGCGTCGCCGCGGCGCACTCTTCGGAGAACGCTGCCAAAGTCAGAATCATTTTGAATTTCGGCCACCCGGATGGTGCGGACGGAGGTTCGTCCGACAGCGTCCAGTGGCAAACCATCAACTGAAAAGGATTTTCTTATGAGCCAAGTCTTGTTTTACGCCGTCACCGCCGCGCAGTATGCCGCCATTTCGACCAAGAATCCCAACGCCCTCTACTTCATCACCGATGGCAACCGGATCTACAAGGGCGCGGTTCCCTACACCCACCCGGTCGAGGGAGTGACGGAATTTCCCGCCGCCGGCGAGGTCGGAACGCTCTACATCCACAAAACCACCTACGAGGCGAAGGTCTGGGAGGGTTCGGCATGGAGCACCGTTTCGCTGCCGGTCATCACCGCCATCGGAGCAAGCCCGACCAATACCCAGCTTCCTACCGCGCAGGCCGTCAAAAACTATGTAGACGCCGAAATCGTCAACGTCAATTCCGGCATCTCCGGCGCGATTACCAATGTCGGCTACGAGGCGGCCTCCAAGTCGCTCTCGGTCCAGAAGGGCGCGGGCGAAGCGGTGGTCACCGCACTCACGGGCCTGTTCGACGGCGTGTCCTACAACGGCGCAACCGGCGTCCTGAGCTTCACCGCCAACGGCGGCGCTCCGGTCTCGGTGAATCTCCCGGTCGAGCAGTTTCTCTCCGCTGCCACTTATGACGATGACACCCATGTCCTCTCCCTCACGCTGAACGATGACACCAAGTTCGACGTCAACCTCGCCGATCTGGTCGACGCCTACTCGGGCGAGGCCTCCGACACCGCCACCGTCACCGTGTCAGGCGGGAAGATTTCCGCCTCGGTCAAGGTATCCGCCACGGAAGGCAACATCCTTTCGGCCAGAGAGGACGGAGTCTACGCCTCGCTTGAATGGCAGTCGCTGTAAGGAGAGCAGGTCATGCCCGCATTCATGCCGAAAACGGCGTTCCGGGCGCAGATCGATTCCAGTCCGGTCAGAAACGGCCAGCTGATCATCGCCGTCGATACCGGCGAGGTCTTTTTTGACTTCAATGACCGCCGCATCGCTCTTCTCCAGGGCGAAGGCGGCGGTCAGGTTTCCTCAGGGGCGGAGGCGACGGACTACGCCGTCGTCAATGCCGCCCTGTTACGGTCGCCGTCTCTCTCCGGCGGAGGTGTTGGACACGGACTGATCAATGCGCCAGAAGTGACAATCCCCGATTCCAATACGGACTCGGTCATCAATTATCCCATTGTTTGACATGGAGGTGTTATGTTTTTTTCCAATATCGATTTTTCAGTGAAGTACCTTGATCCGTCCGCTGCGTCCAACGGCGACGGCGCGTCGCCAGCAACCCCGCTGAACGCGTTCCCATCCGCCATGGACGATCTGGGCGACAATACCGTCTGGATCATCCGCCGGACCGCCGAGGCTTCCTCGGCTCTTCTGCCGCGCGGAGCCACCGAGACCGTCCGGAATATCCTGCTGATCGGAATGCCGAAACCGGGCGACAGGGCGTGGACGATGGTTCCGCAGGCCGCCCGGGACGCCTGGGGCGCGGACGAGGCGGAATATGCCAACATCAAAGCCGATACCGGCAGCGAGCCGTGGGGCGAGGAATTCTCCTTCTGCCTCTCCGCCGGAAAGACTTTCATGCTCCACCGCGTCTATCTGTTCCGCGACAACACTCCGGCCTACACCCCGATCCTGAAATTCCCCGCTTCGGATTACACGGCGGAGATTTCCATTGAGAACTGCAAATTCGGCTGCAAAGGCGTCGACCTGGACAACCCCGCATTTGCGGATGCGACGGCCACCGGATGCTGCCAGCTCTATCTCCACGTCAACACGGCCCACGTGTTCGCCATGCACGGCTGCATCGTCAACATCGTGAATTCCAATGAAGGCTATGGCTATTACGGCGACACCGCCAATTCAATCAATGTCAACAATGCCAATTATTTTGCCGTTTCAGACATTGACGTCTACACGACCACCAGCCAGTATGGCGGTGACTACGGGCCGGGAGGCGGGACAGCGCTGAATTTTTCCAACGGTAGCTGGGGAGGCGCATTCTCCGATTACCAGAATTTGCGGTTTCACATTCTTGTCGCCGGTACATGGGGCTATATCCCGTCGCTGTTCTATTCCGCCGTCAACGATTACTGCGTCCTGCGCAACGTTTCGGCCGGCATAGATCGGCAGCTCGGCACAGGGGCGCCGACCATGTACTGCCTGGCGCAGGCCATGATCCGCAGCCATGGAAGCCGGGAGTTTCTGATTGAGAACATCACCGTCACTCTTCCAAAATGCTGGCGCGTGACCGAAAGCGGACGGGCAGTCTCGATTAGCGGATTCGCCAACAGCGCCATTCCAGGCCACAGCAAGTCCGTCAAAAACATCGCCATCGGCATGGCCGAAACCGACGGCGTCGATTCCGAGGGGAACGGCAACTATTATGACTGGGTGAAATACGGCACGGGCGACCTCGGGCAGTATCCCCTTTGCGCCGCTCTGGAGCTTTCTTTCACCGAACGCGCCTATGCCGAAGGCGCGTGGGAGCCGGTGGCGGCAAGCAACATCGCGGTCAACCATCCGCATGGCGTGGCACTGTACGCTTTCGGTTGCCAGATTCGCGACTGCAACCTTAAGGGAGCCGTCAAGTTGCGCCGGTGCGTCGCCGACATCGGTTCGGTTGAAACCTACTATCCCGGCTATGCGATCTTCGCCGGGGAAGCCACCACCCTCCGGGTCGGAACGCTCTCCCTCGGCAAGGCCAATGCCGCGGTGACCGGCGGCGCGGATGATCCGGCAGTCGGCTCGCGATATAGCGATTCCTCCTTCATCTATGTTGAAACGGCCAACGGCGCGCTCAAAAGCAATATCGGGGAAATCGCGACCAATGTGTGGAACGGCTACAACTTCATCTGCGGGAACGAAATCGACACTGGCCATTACACCTGCCGGAGCTGCAACTACATCTGCGATACCTGGAACGTCCGCCGGACCGGCGGCGCGCCCGCTGTATGGAAGTTCATGAGTTCCGCCAACGGGTCGGGCGGCATGAGTCTCGGCCGCGCGCCGTTCAAGGGAATCCAGATAACGCCGGAGACGACGGGGCCGCATACGCTCACTATGCATGTCGCGGCCAAGGGGCTGACTTCCCTCGATGACCTGAATCGCCATCTGCTGGTGCAGGTCACCGTCCCGCAAGCCGGCGGAACGGGCAAAGTCTTGTTCAGTTCCACCCACGGCCAGTGGCTGGATGATGCCGACGCCGAATGGGTCAACGACTCCGAGATGGAGCAGCGCAACTATGAGAATTTCTCCGGATATCATGCACAACTTTATCGTTTTGTTGAGGGAACGACGGCAACACCGTTTTCTGCGCGCGCCAGAGATCGCGTCTTGCACGCATTGGTCATTGCGGCTATTCGTCTCAAATTCCCACAATTTGCCCCAAATGATAGAGCAGAAAGAATCAAAGATTTGTCTGCGGATCAAATGTCCGAGATCAAAAAAATAATTTTGGATCGGTTGGGTATTGTCAAACCACAGGCTCGCAATGATGCGGAAATGGAGATAGAGGAATTCATTGACAATTGGAAAACCTTTACAGGAGGAAGTAGGCAACTTCGCTACTACGTTCCCACCATTGATCGGTACAACCGTCTGATGAATTATTACAATGAACCATGTTCGGATCAGGAGATGCCAACGCTTAATTCAATGCGCGAGGTTGAAAGTGGTGCAAACATGTTTTACTTCTTGGAGGATTAATCATGCCTTGGGACAATAATAAACTTGGAGAACTTCGTCCGAATCAAATCGTCACGACATTTGGACCTGGTTCCATTATAGATGCGGTAAAAGACTCTGTAACAATGCTCGACACCTCTTATTGGCAGAAAAGAGGTAAAAAAATCATTGATGCCCGTCTTGCCTCTTATCTGAATGTGAATTGTTTCTATATGCCGCACACATCAAAAAATGGTGACGTTCCGGTTGTGACTTTTCCATATATGCATGTTTGTTCAAAATCAGAGTGTGGAAGACTCTTTGATGCGCGTGAAGGTTTTAACTTAGACAAGTATTTACGAATGGGAGTACGCTGTCCTGATTGCGGATGGCCGGCATATCCGGCACGTTTCATTGCCATCTGTGAAAATGGACATATGGATGATTTCCCGTGGTTGTGGTGGGTTCATCGCGGTGGCAAATGTGTACATGGGAAAGGCAAAAACCTTCGTGTCTATTCTACCGGTCACACATCAACTCTTGCAGACATGTGGGTTGAATGTCGTGATTGTCACGCAAAACGAAGTATGCAAGGGGCAACGCAACAGGAACTGTTTAACGGACTAAAATGTTCCGGACATCATCCGTTCAAACCGAATACGCGCAATGAAAAATGCGATAAACTTATAAGACCATCACAACGAGGCGCATCTAATGTCTTTTTCTCAGTTAATCGCAGTGCAATATCAATTCCCCCGTGGATCAACCCGTTATATAATCTGATAGATGAACATTTGCGACTGATAGAGGAAACCAAAGAAATGTTCGGCGATGATGGGGTTACGAAAGTATTTGAAAAATATTTCAGTGGCTCGTATTCCCGTTCTGAATTCGACGAGGCTTTAAAGAAACGTCAAGAAAACATTAAAGAATTCGCCGAAATAAAGCAAATGGAATACAATGCAATAACGCACCATAACGATCCAGCCTATGCCACTAATAAAAAACACTTCAAGGCTGAGGATGAACCGTTACATAAAGGGTTGGAAAAATATTTTAAGAGAATTATTCGCATTACGCGATTGCGTGAAGTGAGAGTGTTGTTGGGATTCTCTCGTGTAGAGGCCTCAGATCCAGATGCCGACCAACAAGCAAATGTCGTTTATTTAAGCAAGGGGGCAAAAGAAGAACGGTGGCTTCCCGCCGCTGAAATGAACGGAGAAGGTATTTTTATAGAATTTAACAAAGATTCTATAAGACAATGGCTTTCCATTCAGGAAGTAGCAAATCTTTCCGAAAAATACGAACAGTGTTATAAGGATTTTTGTGAAGCGAAAGGCTGGACTGTCACAACGCTTAGGAATGCCGTCTATGTACTCATGCACACATTTGCTCATCTTCTAATCAAGCAGATGTCTATATCTTCAGGTTACTCATCGTCCGCCATCCGAGAAAGAATCTATTTTGGAGATACGATGGCGGGGGTTCTTTTATACACTGGAAGTGCCGACAAGGAAGGTTCTCTTGGTGGCTTGGTTGAACTTGGCCAAATGCTGAAACTCGTTGGCATGATGAAGGAGGCATTCCAAGAAGCACTACTCTGTACGAATGATCCTGAATGCATGAACAACGTCCCTGCTGGCAATAATTCGAACGGAGCGGCTTGCCATTCCTGTTGCATGATTTCGGAAACATCATGCGAAAACGGCAATCGAATGCTTGATCGTGGATTACTTGTTCCAGTAGCAGGCCGTGAAAAAAACGCATTTTTTAAGGAGCTGGTAGCTGAATTATGTCAACTGGAAATCTAAATTTAGATTTATTGCTAAACCGCATCAGAGAAGATGCCAATCAATGTTCTTCGGAAACATTGCAGGCAATTTGCTCGACTTTCACTTCTTTGAGTGAATCCGATGCGCTACGACTGTATAAGCTTGTTTCTGCATCTTCACAATGGAATACGACAGAAAATTCTCTAGTAGTTACGTCTCCACCTTCTTTTTCTCTTAAAGTTAAAACGACAAAAAATACTGTCGAATCGTTGCTTTACAATGCACAAAGCAGTATTTTAATTACAGGGTATTGTCTTTCGGATTACTTTGACGAGTTACTCGACTGTATTATTAAAAAAAGTCAACGGGGCGTTTTTGTGCGTTTCTTTGTAAACCATATAGAATCTCAATCAAATATTGATAAATTGTGCCGTTACAAGGGACGTTTTCTCAAAATTTATGATTATCCCAAACAGGCAGGAGATACAATTGCCGCACTGCATGCAAAAGTAATTTCTATAGATGGAGAACAATCCTTAATAACATCGGCAAATCTGTCGTATCATGGGCAAGTTGGCAATATTGAACTAGGCACGCTTGTAAACTCAAAATTATTTGCAAGAGACCTCGATAACATATTTACTAAACTTATTTTTTCAAAAGTATTTGTAGAAATCAAACATTAACCCACAAGAATAGAAGAAATTATGTACTATCAAACGAATGCCTTGTATGACTATTTAAGCTGAAATAATAGAAAGTGATTCTTCCATTTTCTCGCATATTCCAGACCTCACGGAGCGATTCAGAGAAGAATAACTATGGATTGTGATACTGCGAACCTATCAGGAACTCTCAATCGAGGCTGTACCTAATGCCAACAGACCATAGGTGGTTTGCAATTAGAAAAAACGAGTCCACAGAAAGAGCAATGATTATCAAGTATTTATATCACACGGAGAAAAGGAGCAAAGGACGTATTATCTCCGTTTTTTAGTTGTTCTCGACATTTTCTGATAGAAATTTCGACAACAGAAAACAGTCAGACAGGCCTTGCGCCGGAATACGTCCAGCCTCCACCATTTTAACGATTATTGCCGTGACAAGTCCCAAAACTTGCCATGGCTTTTTTCGTTTTATAGCACCAGTAAAATCAAAGACTTACGACAGATTTCCGTTGTCGGGGAATTCTCTGCGCCGAAGGCGTTTTACCGTTCCGGAGGGCGTTTTCGCGGCCTTTCCCGCTCTCTTTCTCCGGGAGATCAGGACTTAAGTCCAGAAGTCACAAGCGCAATAATAGCAATATCTTGCGCGAATTTGCCATGGCTCAGGACTTTTTTGAAAAATAGAATGGGCAAAAGAGCCGCATGGTTCATTCTGCCCATATTCACAACAAAGTCCAGTCTGCGGGACATCAGCGTTTCTTGTTCGACTGCGAAAGGACGGAGCCCGCCAACGACTTTGTGGTGTCGTTGTATTTGGAACTGTCCAGCACCTGCGAAGCCTTGTCCTCCATTGCCGCGCCTGTCTGATGGGATGCCTGGAGCTGGGCCAATGCCGATCCTGCCAGTGACTTTTGAATTTGAGAAGCATTCTCGTCCCGTAAAATGCCCGCCGCCAAACTTCCGATTCCCTGCGATGTCTTCTTTGTGTTCATAGTAATTTTCTCCTATGTTTTGCTTGCGGCAAGACCATCCTGCCGTTTTAATTCTTTCTTTGTGGCTGCCGGAAATGACTGCGGCCATATGCCATCACGCCATCTTCCGTTTCCAGCGAATCCCATAATACTTTCAGCAACGGATAACGGGGCTTGCCGTTTTTCCGCTCGTTGAAGATTTTCGACACCGTGCCCTTGGTCGAACCGATTCCGGCAGCCAAAGTCTCCAGCGTGAGCCGGGGATATTTTTGCGGGCCGCCATTCTTGTCATTCCGATTGCAATAGAAGCTCCAGGCGCTGTGAAGCTCCTCTTCCAAAAACTTCTGCAAGGCTTCGATGTTTTTGCCTCGCGCCCCGGCATCCGGCTTTTTCTTTTCCGGCTTTGGAATTCCGCCAAGCATTGAATCCATGCGTTCCCGGTTGACAACGAGACCGGTCGATTCCAGTTCCAGGATGTCGGCGACGCAAAATATCTTGTCCGCCGGGAAGTGATCCGAGGCGCGATGATTCGATGACCCGACGATCAGCACCGCCCTGCTGCTGTCCTTGGGCAACTTTTCATAGATCGAATCCGTTCCGGAAGTCATGCGCAACGCGAAATAGACATCGCGCGGCTGACCACCGAGATGGCGCGCCGTCTGGCCGAGCTTCCACAGCTTTGCCGGAATCAGCTCCTGCGGACACCCCTTGCATTCCAGCAGTCCGGACAGAATGACGGCAAAAGTTTCTCCGCTGAAGTTCCAATAGCGCAGTTCCTCTTTCTCAAGGAAACGGATATGCCCGGTGCGGGAGCACATGATATATGGCTTCCCGGCCTTGTCGTATTCGATCTCTTCAAGGTCGCCGCCATCGCAGGAGCATTGCGCCTTCGTCCGGATCGCCGCGACCGGATAGAGGATTTTCCTGTCCATCCAGTATAAGGCAAATCCCTGAACCGCGCTCCACGGAAACTCCGGGCGTTCGACGTTGAGCCATTCAGACAGCTTTTGCAATTCGCTCTTCGATGACTTCATCTTCGGCGATCACTCCCCATTTCGTGAATATTGTTTGCAGCAAATCCCGGATGGCTTCGTTCTTGGAAAACAGATTGGTCTGCGATCGGGAGAACGCCACCGTTACGGCACGGTTGTATTTATGCTTCGGCGTGAGCCGGAGATGGAATTTGATCTGGTGGACGACCATGATGCCACGCGGAGACGCTTCCGGATTGATTCGCCGGTCGAGACTGTCATAAACGTTTCCCTCGCTGAGCTTGAATGTCATGCGTTCCTTTCCCGTGCCGTCCAGGTCGACGTCGATGAAGGAGACGTCCAGTTCGGAAACGTCCTCCATCAGCTCGTCAGGCAAACCGGAATTCTCCCGATATTTGAACGCGTCGATATCATAGGTCGCCTTTTTCAGGCAGGCGTCGTCGAGCCGGGCGTCCCGCATGACGTCGGCCCATATCTGGCAGAGGGTGACGCGGTGTTCTTTGAGCAGTCCCTTCGCCCGTATCCGCAACTCGTTCCGGGCATAGTTATAGACGAATATGATTTCATAACTGGTGGGGTCGCGCAGCCATTCGCATACTTGCCCGTGCCATTGCGGCGTCATCTTCTGATGGTTGTTCAGGTAGAGGAAAAAGCATTCCTCGCCCTTGTCCTCGCGGTCGAAGTATTCGAGCATGCACAACTTGCCGCGCCCCTCGAGATCATAGATAAATTTGCTGACAGACGTTTCGAGACGGCGCTTGCGCCCGTCCTCGTAATCAAGTTTCCCGGCTCCGCCGTTGTCCAATTTGCATGGAAGCCAGAACCGTTCGGCAATCGGATCAATGTCCGAGAAGCGGGAAAGCTTCCGCTTGTCCTCCTCGGAGCCGTGAAGCATGAGCCACATCGTCTGATCGGGCAAGGTCCAATCGGAAAAATCATCCGGGGGCTTCAAGCCGGCCTGCTTGATGATGGTGTGGAGCGTCGTTCCGTTGCTGCGGTCGGACGCGATGTCGAACAGTTCGTTCAGTTCGCCTTGCATCGTCTGCTGGACATCATCCGGCAAGGCCTTGTATGCCCGGAACAGCATCTCGACGTTTCTCGTCCCAACGCTTTCCCAGTCAATTTCGGCTCCGGGGGCCTTCTGATTGAAATACTCCCGGAGCAGCTCTTTCCCGACAGAGCGGAAAACCTTTTTAATGTTGTATTCAGCCATTGCAAACCATCCTTCCATTGCTTGTTATTGTTGTTTAGCTAAATATCAATATCGCAAATCAAAAGAACGCCGCAACGGCAAAAGCCGTCCGGCATTGTTAAAACAAACTGGGCTGGGGCTCTCCAAACTCGACCAGCTTCAACGCTTCGAGCCGATACTGCATGCTTTCCGCCGAAACGTTGAATATCGCGGCGAACTCCTTCACAATGGCAGGCCGCACCGAATCCGGATAAAGCGTGTCCTTGGTCAGCTCCCGCATCTCGTCAAAAACATTTTCCGGCCCGTGATCGGGGCCGAACTTCTTTTCCCATTCCGCGAGAATCAGCTGCTTCGGCATCAGAAGGAAGCCGGAAAACATGTCGGCCTGCTTCTCTTTCGGTTCCTTGCAGCTTGAACGGTAGACGGAGAACTGCTTCGGTTCGTTGTCCGCCCAGAGGTCGTCGGCGTTGAGACGGGCCAAAACCTCGGGAAGATGCAAACAGATGTGTCCGACCTCGTGTCCAAGCGTAAACCGGTAGCGGTTTTCTTTTTCCTGGTGATAATAGGGATAGATGCTCTCGTCGACGCCGATCTTGATTGTTCCATCCCGGTAAACGGTGGATTCGGCAAGCACATCGTCACTGTGAAATTTTCCCCGCAGATCCCCGGCTTCCGGAATGATCTCATAAACGATCTCAAGAAGGTCTTCTATCTGAATCGGACAGCTCAACGCGCGTTCGCTTTTTCGTTCGAACTCTTGCAATACCGCGATTGCCTCATTTTCAATATGCGGAGCCGGAATGAACGCCATTATTTACCCTCTTTATCCTTATCCTGCTCGGAAAGAGCATCCATATACCCGCGCAGTTTATCAAGCTTCTCTTTGGACATGCCGCTTGCCGTGCGCAGGAACGAGGCCATCTCAACCGGCTTATCCACAATGATCTTGTTCAGATCCGGGCTGACCTTTTTCCCCAAGGCAAGAAGTTCATCTTCATTTGTATCCAGCAAATTGGCGATTTTCATGATAAGATCCGCGCCGGCAGGCATGTCGCCGGTTTCGATCTTGCTCAGGTAGGTCGGGCTGATGCCCAAGGTAATGGAAAACTGCCGTCCCGTGAATTTCGGGTCGGTTTTCCGTTTCTCTTCTCTCAATTGGCGAATTTTGTTGCCCAGTTCTTTACTGCCGCCAGCCATCACATACCTCCGATGCGGGATAGGAATTCATGTTTTTTTACCATGTTGATATTATACTCTACATTCTATGCTTTTACAAGCTGTTTTTTGGAAAAATAATAAACATGTGGCAGTAAAACGGGGGCTCCGGGAAAGAAACTTGACAGAATCGTCAACAGGAGTCCGTCAAGAATGAAAACAATCCAGGAGCCGCCGCACAACATCCGGCTCGCGGTGCGGCTTATAGCGGCCGCATTGCGCAGAAACAGCCATAAAGAACTGGCTATCAAGCATGAAGCACGCTTATATACAGCGCGACCAGAAAGGAATCAAGGAATATGACGAAAAAATCAGTTACCGCAAGAATTATGGAGTTGGAGACGATGGAGATGCCCGAACTCCGCAGGGCGTTTCAAGATGTCTTCGGGTATGAAACCAAATGCGACCGGGCGGACGCCATTCGCCGCCGTCTCGCCTTCCGGATTCAGGAAATCGAATTCGGAGGCTTGGACAAGCAGGACGAGGAAGCGTTGAAGCGGATCGCCGACAACGATCCGGCGGCGAACGGCAAGGGAATGCCGCGGAACAGCAAGAAACTGCTTCCCGGAACGCGGCTTTTCCGCGAGTACCGGGGAAAGCGCTATGTGGTCACGGTCGCGCCCAAGTCGGGTTATGAGTTCGAAGGAAGGCCGTACCGGTCGTTGTCGGCCATCGCCACCGAAATCACCGGAACGCATTGGAACGGCAAACTCTTCTTCGGGGTGAAATGATGGGCGAGGCGATAAAAAGATGCGCGATCTACACCCGGAAGAGCCACGAAGAAGGCCTTGAGCAGGAATTCAACTCGCTCGACGCCCAGCGGCTTTCGGCGGAAAACTATATAAACAGTCAGCAGTTCAACGGCTGGCGGCTGATCGAAAAGCGCTATGACGACGGCGGCTTCTCCGGCGGCAACACCGAGCGTCCCGCGCTCAAGGAGCTGCTTGCCGACATAAAGGCGGGCAAGATCGACGTAGTGGTCGTTTACAAAATCGACCGTCTGTCGCGTTCGCTGATCGACTTCGCAGAACTTCAGACCACATTCGAAAAGTACAATACGAGCTTCGTCGCCGTGACCCAGCAGATCGACACCAGCGGTTCGACCGGAAGAATGATGCTGAACATCCTGATGACCTTCGCGCAATACGAACGGGAGATTATCGCCGAACGCATCCGCGACAAGATGTCCGCCACCCGGCGGCAGGGAAAATACATCGGAGGAGTAAGCCCGTTCGGCTACAAGGCGGAAAACAAGCACCTGCAAATCCAGCCGGAGGAGGCGAAGGCAGTGAAACAGGTTTTCCGCCGCTATCTCGAAACGCAGTCGCCGAAATTGATCGCCGCAGAGCTCAACGCCGAAAAGCTGACGACTCGGCAGGGGAAGGAATGGCGCATCAGCCATATCTACCGGATGCTGAACGCCCGTATTTATACCGGCGACATCACATATAAGGGCGAGGTGTTCAAAGGCGAGCATGAAGCGATTATAAGCCGCGAGGTGTGGAACGAGGCGCAGGAGCTGCTTGCGGATAATTGCCCCGCAAAAGGCAAGCACAGGGATCATAACGGGACGCTCTCGCTGTTGAAGGGAATCATCCGCTGCGGACACTGCGGCGGCGCGATGCTGCCGAACCATACGACCTTCCGCGATGGCCGTCATTACTATTACTATTTGTGTTCGCAGGATCTCAAGCGGGCAAAATACCAGTGTCCGGTGCATCGGATACCCGGAGGCGACATTGAAAAACTGGTCATGGACGAAGTGGCCGCGATTTTCAAATCGGAACAGTTCATCGAGATGCTTGCCAAGGAGTCCGGCTTGAACCGCGACGAGATCGCGGCGCGGTTTTCCAGCGTCTCGGGTTTGTGGGACACCCTGTTCCCTCTGGAACGGAAACGTCTGCTGCAGCTGATGGTGGAAAAGGTGTCGGTGTTTCAAGGACATGTCGAGTTGGACATAAAAACCTCCGGCATGAAACTGCTGGTCAAGGAGCTTGAAAATGAGCGTATACAAGTTGCTGGAGAACGGTGACATCAAGGTGGTGGTCGAGATAAGCCTCAGCCGCCAGTCCGGACGGAAGATGGTTCTGGACGCAGCCGGAACCAATATTGACATTGTGGTAGTGACCGCTTTCGCGCGGGCCAGACGCTGGCAGGAGATGATCGACAGAGGACGCTTCGGAAACATCTCCGAGCTGGCGTCGAAACTCGGACTTGACCAGTCCTACGTCGCCCGCATTATCCGGTTGAACAGCGTCTCTCCCAAAATCGTCAGCAGCTTTATCCGCGGCAAAGCGCCGTCCGGACTGTCGCTGACCCAGCTGATCAAAACGCTTCCAGTGTTGTGGGAGGAGCAGGAGAAGAAGCTCGGATTCTGACAGCCGTCCCGCCATAAAAACGATAGCCGCCCGCCCCTGAAATCCAGGGGCTTTTTTTTGCCCGGATTTCCGGTTCGCGTTTCGTTTTCGTCGAAATATCGAAACGAAACATGACCGAATATCAATCCGCAAGCACCTAAGAACAAAGACATAGCGACAAGGTTTCCAGTTTCTTCGATGGGAAAGCGAAACACCCGCCGGTTTCCGAGGACAGCGCACAAGGCACTGCCCCGCGAAAACCGAAACGGGAGCTTTTTCCATGCAGAACACCACCAACGAAGAACGGGGACTTTCCGGAGTCCCGGCCGAGCCGATCACCGAGGAAGTACGCAAACACATCGAAGCGGTGGCCGCGTCGATGATTGGGAAATCCAACCTCCGCGAATGCGATTATGACGACCTCTGCCAGGACTTGACCCTTCAGATCGTGGCCGCGTTTCCGTCGTTCGATCCGCGCCGCGGAACCTATTACACCTTCGCCCAGGCGGTCGTCAGCCGCAACCGCGACAAAATCTTCCGCCGCCGTATCCGGCACGGACTCGATACCGCGACCGTGTCCATCGACATCACGATGTCTCCGGATGGCGAATCGCGCCTCTCCGCAATCGACGAATATGACGCCGCCGAGTCACGGGCGAAGGAAGCGCGGGAGAACCTTGTCGAGCTGGTCCGGGCCGCCATGGATGGTATGACCGAAACCGAACGGGCCATCTGCGAGCTCCTGATGGACGGACTCCGCCATGTCGAAGTCATGAAGACGCTCGGCATTCCGGAACGCACCTACTTCCGCCGCTTCGAGGGGATCCGCGCAAAATTCAAAAAATCGGAATTTTTTTGAAATCCCGCGGCAGTAAAACGCCTCCGCCGGGAAAGAAACTTGGCAGAGGCAAGAACATCAACCTTAAAAGGATGACATCATGAACATCAAAGATTTTATTCTCGACATTCCGGCGGACGAATATCACGCCGCGTCGAGAGCCGGGGAGTTCCTCGGCAGCCATCTGCTGGGAGACTTCCGCGCCTGTCCGCAGCTCTACCACCAGAAGATGCAGGGCAAAACCGCGGAGCCGGAATCGCAGGCGTTTCTGCTCGGACGCGCCGCCCACGCTCTCATTCTGCAGGGGCGCGCCGCCTTCGACGCCGAATTCGTCGTATCGGACGGGCCGACCAATCCGAAGACCGGCGAATGCTATGGCAAAACCGCCAAAGCATACGCCGAATGGGCCGCGACTCAAAGCAGAGAGGTCATCGGCGGCAGAGACTTCGGCTTCCTGGTCAAGCTGCAGACCTCGGTGTGGCTCCACGCGGAGGCTTCGGAGCTGCTGAACAATGGCGTCGCCGAAGGAACGGTCCGCGCCGAATATTGCGGCGAGCCGTGCCAGATCCGCATGGACTTCTTCAATGAACGGCACGGCATCGTCGATCTGAAAACCTGCGACGACCTCCGCTGGTTCGAGTCCGACTTCAAGCGTTACGGCTACGGCTACCAGCTGGCGTTCTACCGCGCCGTGCTCCACGAACGCATCGGGCAAAACGTGCCCTGCCACGTCATCGCGGTCGAAAAACGCGAACCCTACCGCTGCGGCGTATGGAAGATCTCCGACGAGGCTCTGAACTTCGCGGAAATGGAAAACGCCGCCGCCATCGAACGACTCCGCGAATGCCGCCGCACGGCAGTCTGGCCGACCGGCTTCGAGGAAATCCGAATCATCGACAACATCTGACAGAAAGGATTAATAAAATGTCACTGCTCGAAAACATTCAGTCCGGACGGGAAAGTCGTCCTCCCCGCCTCATGGTTTACGGAAGCGAAGGCGTCGGAAAAAGCACCTTCGGAGCTTCCGCGCCGAATCCGATCTTCATCCAGACCGAGGACGGTTTGGGCGAAATCCACTGCCGCAAATTCCCACTGGCGAAAACCTTCGACGAGGTCGTCGCCGAACTGACCGCGCTCCGCGACGAGAAGCATGAATTCCAGACGGCGGTCATCGACAGCCTCGACTGGCTGGAGCGTCTGATTTTCGACGATGTCTGCCGCGAATTCGGCGTCCGTTCCATCGAGAAGGCCGACGGCGGATACGGCAAGGGATACGTCCACGCGCTGACGAGATGGCGCAAGGTCATCGCGTTGCTGAACGAACTCCGCGAACGCCGCAACATGCTGGCGATCCTGATCGCCCACGCGAAAGTCGAGCGTTTCGAAGATCCGGAGAATTCCGCCTACGACCGCTACACGCCGCGTCTGCACAAACACGCCGCGAGCCTCGTCTCAGAATGGGTGGACGCGGTGTTCTTCGCCACCAGGCGCTACCGGGTGCAGAAGGAAAGCGCCGGATTCAGCGGCGAGCGCGGCATCGCCTCACCCATCGGCGCGGACGGCGGCGAACGCATCCTGCGCACCAACGGAAGTCCGGCCTGCGTCGCCAAGAACCGCTACAGGCTCCCGGCGGAAATCGCGTTCTCGTGGAACGCCTTCATCGAAGCTCTGAAGAAAGGACAGACCAATGAGTAAATGCGGACAAAAAACTGAAGTATACAGCCGGGTCTGCGGATATTTTCGCCCGGTCGCCAACTGGAATCGCGGCAAGCGCCAGGAATTTGCGGACAGAAAGGTTTTCAAGGTGAAGCAAAATGCCGGATAAAGTCATCACGCTCGAATATCAGATTCCCTGCGACCGTTGCGGATTCCCGATGAAGCCGGGAACGAAATGCCTCGTCAAAATGGACGAGAAGCACGGGAAAGCCTACTTCGTCCACATCCAATGTCCCAGTGCGCCTGCGGTCGCGGCGCACCGCACGCCGCATCCGGTAAAACCCGTTTTCAACCACGCGTTCGCAATCGCGTAACACAACAGGAGAAACACATCATGGCAATCTTGAATTTCAACGCGAACTCCGTCGATCCCGCAAGCGTCTTCGAAGCGATTCCGGCGGGCAAGTATCAGGCCGTCATCAGCGATTCGACGATGAAGCCGACCAAGTCCGGCTCCGGGCAGTATCTCGAACTCACCTTCGACATCATCGAGGGGGAGTTCAAGGACCGCAAGCTGTGGAGCCGACTGAACCTCGAAAACCCGAATCCGAAGGCGGTCGAAATCGCCATGCGCGAACTGTCGGCGATCTGCCACGCGGTGGGCGTCCTGGAGCCGCGCGATTCGACCGAGCTTCACAACCTGCCGCTCACCGTCAGCGTCCGCTGCGCCAAAAATCCCGACACCGGCGAGGCGACCAACGAGATCAAGGGCTACGCC